ACGGCGTTCCGTACTCCATCAGCGAGTGGGTCGATGACGGCAGCGGAAGCGCCACCGAGAACACGGTGTACGCCATCGTCGGCAACTTCGACTACTTCGAGATCTTCGACCGCACCGGGATGACCACGGTCGTCGATCCGTACTCGGCTGCGCAGAGCGCCGCGACCTCGATGTACGTGTTCGCTCGCACCGACAGCCGCGTCACCCTCGCTGCCGCGTTCGCCGCGATCCGCGTCTGATCCATTCTTCTCCCCGATGGCTCTGCGCGGGAAACCGCGCAGGAGCCTTTTATGACGGTCCCACTCTCGACGATCAAGAGCGCGCTCAAGATCGACTACGCCGACGATGACGCCGACCTCGTGCGCCTGCGCGAGGCGGCCATCTCGCTGGTCGAGCGGCGCACGCAGCTGCTGCTGTCGCCGCAGACGCAGACGCTGTACCTCGCGTCGTGGACCGACACTCTCGTGCCGGCGTTCCCGTTCAGCGCGGTCTCGTCGGTCTCGTACAGGAACTCCGGCAACGTCTCCACGACCATGCCGTCGAGCGACTACTGGATCGACCTAACGCAGGGACCCATCCCCGTGCTGCGGTTCCTGCAGTCTCCTGTCCTGTACGACGGCACCGCGATCACGGTGACGTACACGGCCGGCTACAGCGCGGTTCCGAACGAGATCACCCACGTGATCATCGCGCTCGTCGGCGCCTGGTACAACAATCCCGAGGCGTTCCAGCCCATCGGCCTTACAGCTGTCCCGCTTTCCGTCGAGTACATCCTCGCGAACGTCTCGACGAGGAGCAACATCCGATGATCTCGGGTGGGCTGCTCAAGTTCGTCGCCACGCGGCTCGCGCCGAGCACGAGCCGCGACAGCCTCGGCAAGCGCGTCGACAACTGGGTGAGCTCCGGAACGTTCCGCGCTGACCTGCGCGAACAAAGCGCAAGCGAGCAGTCCTACGCCGACGGAGTCGCCGTCGTGAGGAGCTGCGAGATCAGGGCGAGATGGGACGCCGTTGCGAAGGTAGGACTCACGGAGGTCGACCGACTCTCCATCCGAGGCCGGACGCTCAAGGTCAACTCCATCCAGAACCTCGATGAGGCCGACCGTGTAGCCGTCATCTCGTGCACGGAGGTCAACTGATGGCGACCATCGAATCAGCCGTACGGGTGATGCTCCAGGGCAGTCCTCTCAACTCGATCCCAAACTCGCGCATCACGCACGGATTCCGGCTTCAGTCTTCATCGCTTCCGGCCGTCACGTTCGAGGTCAATCGAGACGAGATCCTGAGCATCGGTTCGGGAGAGCTCCACAGCGCGGAAGTCGAGATCCGCGTGATCGCCGCGACGTCTGCCGCCGCTCTTGCTTTCGCATCGAACGTCCGTCAGTGTTGCGTCGCGGGAACGTACGACGGAATCGTCTTCCAGTCCGTGGTCTGGGGAGGGCGACAGCTCGACCAGGACACCGTCGGCGAAGGAGACGAATCTGAACCAGCGGAACTTGTCTGCTTTGTAACGATCACATACACCGAGTAACCCATGGCCATCAACGCAGCACTCTCAGCATTCTCCTACGCCGGCGCGACCGTTGCGGCCGTCGGCAACGTGTCCGTCAACATGACGCGATCAGCCCTTGAGACCACCGAGATCGGTTCTGCCGCTCAGTCGTACATCGCCGGCGTCGGAGGAGCCACGGCATCGCTTGAGCTATTCGTCGACATGGATGTCGCCGAGCACAAGAAGATGATCCACGCGCTCAACACGGCATCGGCGGCGGTTGCCGTCGTGTTCACCCTCGAACCCGCCGTAGGTGCTGGATCGGCTTCGACAATCTCCGGAACTGCGTTCGTCACCTCGTTCAAGATCGACGCAGGAGCGGGATCGGTGCTGAAGGCATCGGTCGAGTTCCAGTTCACGACGGCTTCGCCTGGATCCACCATCGTCACCATCCTCCCGGCACTTGCATGAAGTCAATCAAAGACATCATCGCGCTCAAGCCAGTGACCATCGAGATGGACGGCGCAGAGATCGTATTGCGCCGTCCATCCGCCCTCGACATGGTCGACGCCATCGCTTTCCTGCGCGACCAACCGGACAGGATGTTCGCCTGGTTCGTGTTCCGCCATGTCCTCGTCGACGGCGCTCCGGCGTTCTCAAGCATCGACGAGGTGCTTGCATCCGACGGGTTCGTCGTGGCGAGAATCGGCAAGGAGATCGAGAAGCTCTACGGAGAAGGCCGGGACTAGACAAGGGCCAGCGCGCCATTCTCGCTGTCGCCCTTCAGTACTCAAGAATGGAAACCTGTGAAGTTCCTGCGGCCATCGTGAACTACGAGTTCGAGATTCCAGACTGGGAGGCCATCCGTGGCAAGCTCAAGCAGCGGCAAGCTGGGATCGGGATACATCACGGCGCAGATGGATCCGAACGACCTCAAGCGCGTCGAGAACCTGATGCGGATGCTCCCGAAGAAGGTCGCCGACAACCTCGCGGCGAAGGGGATGCGGCTATGGGGATCGAAGGTGCGCCGCGTGGCGAGGAAGAACGCCTACAAGTGGGCAGAGCGCACGAAGGCGCAGATGTTCACCAAAATCAAAAAGTACAAGAACGCGGTCTGGTGCGCGGTTGGCGTCAGAACCAATGACACCAAGCGCAGCAAGCAGCGCACGGGACGTTTCGACGTCCTCGTCGGATGGAAGTCGCACTTCATGGAGTTCGGATGGCACGCCTGGCCGAAGGGTCTCAACGCCAAGGGCGAGCGCGCGAAGATCATCCTCAGGAACCAGCGCATCGACCGTGGCGAGCCTCTCAAGAAGAAAATAACCGTCTACATGAACGGAAAGCCTCATGTGCGGACGATCCTTGAGAAGAAGATCACCCTGAGCTCCGGATCCACGTTCCACCCCGGGCGCGGATGGAGGCGCGGGGTACGCGGACGCCTCGGTGCGTTCCAGCACAAGTACGCGAAGCACTACATGCAGAAGGCCGCGGAGTTCGGAAGCAAGATCGCACTCAAGATCGTCGGAGACAGCGTGTACTCCGGCATCAAGGAAGCGCAGAAATCGGCATGACCGCAGTACCGCACCTGAACATCCCGCTGACGGTCACGACGAACACGGTGGCTCCTTCCCTCAAGAAGGCAGAGACCGAGATCAAGTCGAGCGCGCAGCGCATGTCCAAGATCAAGAGCTTCCTCACTCCCGCACTCGGTGCGGCCGGCGGAGGTCCAGCCGGAGGCATCATGGGAAGCCTGATGGGCGCTGGTCCAGTCGGGGCAGGAATCATGGCGGCCACCGCAGTGATCACGCCATTTATGATGGCCGGAAAGATCATGGACAGCCTGCAGGCCGATGTGCAGGGCGCTGGAGAGGCTCTTCGTAACTTCAAGGACAGCGGCGAGCAATCGTTTGCAGTCAACTCCAAGCTTCTTGAGACGATGGCTGCGATGGAAGAGCGCATGGGAAAGGTCAACCAGTCTGGGTTCTGGGCGACCGTCATGGCTGCAACGGGTGGAGACGGAAAAACTGCCTCCAAGACCGAAACCATGATGCAGACGATGAAGGACGCCCTCACCGCTGCGACTACCTACGCGATTGCCCGATTGAGCGGAGAATCGGATCAAACCGCCGGCGCGATGTCGAGGAAGTCCATCGCTCCCGAGTTCATGGCAGCTCAGACGGAGGCAGCCCTGCAGGCCGCGCGCGCAGCGGACGCGATGGAAGAGGCGAAGAACGCGCCGCAGCGTGCCGAAGCACAGAGATGGGGCAGGGAAGCTGGACTCGGATGGCTTATGTGAGGTGAAACATGCCTGTTAATACCACCACATTCACCTATTGGGACACCGATATCCAGACTCGTTTCGTCGAGCCTGTCGGAGAGAACGAGATCAGCTACACGCGGATCATCGTCAAGAAGGACGGAAGCAGGTTCAGTCTCGACAGCGAAGCATCGAAGGCTGTAACGGAGTTTGCGATACCTGCCGTAAACGCTGCGTACGTGACTCCTCCATATCCGACCGGGATGACCTGGGAAACGACCGCACGCTGTCGCTCGGTGCAGTTGACGCAGATGGACAACAAGGCCGTCAAGGCCGAGATCAAGTTCACGACTTCGTATGTCGAGGATCCTTCGTCGACCGTCTCTGGAACGCTCGTCCTTCCGAGCCAGATGACGTTCTCCACCAGGCAGAGGATGGCGAAGGTCTACCGGACCGGATGGACTGTCGCACCGTCCAACACCAACGCATCGTCCGACATCGGAGGATCGCATCTGAAGGGCGGTCCTGACTCCGTGTCGATCTCGATCCCTCAGGTCGCGATCTCGCTGCGGTTCACGCAGGATGCCTCGACAGTGTCGATGGCTGGTTCCGCGATGAGGCTCGGCGGCTACATGGGATGCCTCAATGAGCAGAAGTTCATCACGTCCGGTGGAAGCGGACAAGGCTTTCCCATCGGATCCGTGCTCTGCGAATCCGTTTCGGTGCAGAAGACGCACGGAGAGTACTACGACGTCCAGTTCGAGTTCCTGTACGACCAGGCTTTCCATCTTGAGCAGGTAGCGACCACCGACTCGACCGGAAAGACGAAGCTTACGTCCGGCGTTCCAACCGAGGTCAAGTGGAAGCGGATGGCAAGGCCGACAGCGAACTTCGAGGCGATCTACAACGGCGACGCAGCGTTGAAGGCACGCACCGAGAAGGGCTGGTGGATTTGAACAATAGGACGGTCATCCGGCAGATCGGCCAGGTCCTACCGGACCTCGAACGCAGCAGGGGCATCGAATCCGGCGACCGATTGTCGACTTGCCTGATGCAGGTGGTCTCGTCCACCGCCATATCCGGGTATGACCATAGGTGGATCTACACCGTGCGCGATGCCGTCGTGACCATCGGATCCAACACTTTCATTGCATCAACCAGCGGCATGGGGACAGACCAATACACAGCGGTGAGCGTAAGCGAACTGAGCAACGGTGCAAGCAGCTCCGCTGGAGCGTTCTCATACGGAGTAAGCAAGACCAGCGTACCCGCTGGTTTCGCCGCCGTTCCGATCCCCGACAACTCGTACGTCATCTGCGTGCCGCACGTCGGCAGCGATGGCTTCGTCTGGCTCATCATCAACACCCAAGCAATCGACGGATCGTGCTGAACATGGCTGCAAACTACGACATCACCATCGAGCAGGGCGCTACGTTCACCTTCGGCGTCACCGTCACCGCGCTCAACCTCACGGGTTACTCGGCGCGGATGCAGGGACGAACGACGCACGCGAGCTCCGACAAGGTACTCAACTTGACGAGCGGCTCTGGAATCACCATCACACCGGCGACCGACTCGGTGATCACGATCACCATCTCGGCTGCAGTTACGGCGGCCATCGCAGCTCCGTCCTACGGTGTGTACGATCTTGAGATCGAGAGCGTCAGCGGCGTGGTCACACGGCTGCTGCAGGGCACATATCAGGTCACTCCCGAGGTAACCCGATGAGCGACGTAACGGTGAGTCCGACCACGCAGAGCCTTACGGTCACGCCGTCGGTGCAGTCTCTCACCGTGACCGTGCCGTACTCGAACACCGCGACCGTGTCGTCGCTCGACGACCTCAGCGATGTCGCTTTGGTCGGAGTCGCCAACGGATACATCCTGCGCTACAACGGCACCGCATGGTCGGGCGTTCCAGGCTCAAGCTACTTCGCTGCGGCTTCGCACACGCACCCGCAGAGCGACGTGACGGGTCTCGTGGGGTTCGTCTCCAACACGAACACAACTTTGACCGATCAAGCCGATCAGATCGCGCAGGCGCAGTTCGACATCTCCACGCTGCAGACCGCGCCGCCGGCCCACACTCACTCGTACGCACACATCACGAGCGGATACCCAGCTCTCACCTACGCGCAGAACATCCTCGGAACCGACAACACGAGCATCTCGACATCTGCGTTCACGCTGGTCGGCACTGGCCTGTCGTTGGCCGCCGGCACGTGGCTCGTGTCGAGCACGATGACGATCTCGCATTCGAGCACCAGCGCCACGACCGTGATCAGGATCGCTTCGAGCGGTGGAACCGTCTACGCGTCCACCGAGGCACGCAATCCCGCTACGGCCAACCAGTCGGTCAGCGAGTCGACGTGCTGCGTCGTCGTCCTTGGATCGACCACGACCGTCCAGCACGAGTGCCGCACCAGCGCCTCCACGGCGACGGTGAAGGCATCGACCACGACAGCAACCTCGATCAACGCCACCATTCTCACCGCAGTACGCATCGCGTAAGGACCAACCATGCCAACTGGGAACAAGTTCATCTCCGTAAACGCCAACAGTGGATCCGCAGTCGTATTCGACGCTGCCGACACAAACAACAAAGACGTGCACTTCACCTGCTCGCTCGCCTGCTACGTGGTTTTTGAGGCGGCCGATGCGAGTGCTGCGTCTACCGCAATCGGAAACAACCCTGTCCTGTGCGCAGCGGGATTCGTTCACACGTTCTACGGCATCAAGCCGAGCACGACGTGGGTTCGTTCGCAGAGCGCAGGCGCCACCGCTGCCTCGTACTGGTTCTCCAAGGGTGGATGATTAACATGAGCGTCGATGTCCTCGCAGCCGCCGTCGGAATCATCGCCACCGTCGTAACAACGACGGTGGTGGTGATCTCGAAGCTCACGCAGCTAGAGGTAGCCATCGCGCGCCTGCAGGTGACGATGGCATCGTTTGAAAGCCGCATCGCAGAACTTGAAAGGAAGACACGATGAACAACTGGAAAACGACCGTCGCCGGCATCGGCGCGATCCTCACCGCGGTAGGCACCGTCGCCGTCGCGCTCGCGCACGGAACACCCGTGGACTGGTCGACCGCCATCGCCGCGGTCATGGCTGGCATCGGTCTCATCGCGGCGAAGGACGCCAAGGGAAGTGCTTGAACGAATCGCCGCCGGCATCGTCATCGGACTGCTCGAATGGCTTGGTAAGCGCCGCGCCGTTCGCGAGGCCGATGTCGACGCTGCTTTTCTTCGCTCTGCTGGTGCTTCTGTGCGCGAGTGGCTGCGCGAGGACCGTGCTCGTTCCCGACGGATCGCCGATGCGGTCGGTGAAGCTGACGGGCACCGTGCTCCAGAGGATTAACGGCGAGTGGGTCGAGAGCGGAGATGTCGAGATCCCCGAAGGCTGGTACCTAGTTCCACCGAGGTTCGTCGAATGAGCATCGCCCGTACATGCTGCTGCGGATGCCCAGTTGGCGATTGCATACACGGAGTCGAGACGTCCGATGGATGTTGCCATGCCTGCGACACGCTGTTGCTGTGGTGCAAGCGACCTGCAGTATCGATCCAGCAGCACTACACGCTCGGAAACCAGCAGGCGATATGCGAGACGTGCTACACCGAGTCGCTAGCCGAGATGGCGCCGGTGCAAGCCATCTACAAGTTCCACAAGACCTACTACAAGTGCGATTTCCCTGGAGTCGGAGGAGCCCTGTCGCTCGTCGACGATTTCCCGCAGCCATGTCCAGATCCGAACTGCGTATCCGGCTACACCGACTGCTGCGGCACCCAGTTCAACTCCGGCGACTGCCAGTGCCAATTCTTCGTGGTCGGACTCGGAGGCATGAGCAGCTGGCGCCGCCAGAAGCTCTGGGAGAACGACGAGAGCAAGTGGTTCGTCGAGGCGACGTGCTACAAGGGTGGAAATTGGCTCGGTGGCTCTCAGAACCTCGGGAGGTTGACCGACGAGCTTCTCTGCATCGTCCATCACGAACGGTGGTGGAAGATCGCCGAGGAATGCGGAACGAACAAGATCGTGGTGCCTGGATGCGCATCCGACAACTGCGGTGGAGTCGCGTACCAGACCGACGATCTCGTTCCCAAGTGGTGGATCTATGCGTGCGCAGGCATCCCGCTGTATGACTTCGAGATCACCGACGCGCTGCGCTTCAACGTGCTCAACGCCAAGGAAGCGGCTGAACTCAGGGCCGACATCGGCAACAAGGTTCCACCGCAGCAGCTGACGCTCTCGAAGCTCGCCAAGGCAGGCTACCTGCAGGGCGGCGACTGGCGCGACGAGCAGCGGCAGGCGTACATCGAGCTCAATGCGCGCTTTCCATCATCGTCGTATTCCAGCTACATCCAGAGCCTCGGATCTATGTCGATCCTCGGGCCGTTCCGCAAGCGGCTCACAGAGCCGACGGTTGGAACGAGCAATCAGGCGATCCTCAAAAAATCGGAGGTGTGTTCCGAAGCGGCGGCTCTCCAGGCGTACGGCTTCGCAAACTATCCCGGTTCGAGCTCCAACCAAGCCGACTACGATTTCTGGGCAGAGCGCCAGTGGGTGTATTTCAGAGGGGTGCCGGGTGGATGGAACTGGGTCGGATGGAGCGCACAGACTGCTCCAACCTGCTCTGGACTTGGTCTCACCGAGGACGAAGCCATCCTTCGCGGATGCGGAAGGGGCGACGATACGTGCCTTGAGGCGTTCAAGGGCAATCCTCGTCCGGCGCCGACATGCACATCGTGCGGAACCGTGGATAGTTCCCTCACACCGTGCAACCACTGCACCGGCGGATGCACGTCCTGCGGCGCGTCGAAAGCGGATGCCTGTGCTCCTGGCAATCTCCCCATCCCGACAAAGTGCAGCAACTTCACCGTAAACGCCACATGCGAGGGAATCAGGTTCGTCTACAGCGAGTACAGGATCAAGAACCAGTACGGAGCTGTATCGGGAGGCGGGTTTGACCTGAACCCGAAGACGGTCTGCTACAACACCGTCGCCTCGTACTTGACGGAGGCGAAGAGAAGCGCCGACTCGTGGACGTACGCAATACCGTACCAGTGCCACATCGAGTCTCCGGCGCTCCATGCGTTCCACACCTGGCCTGTGATCGAGGGAGCGCATGTCGGGCACTTCTCGATCTGCAATCCGTTGTCGCAAGGCGACTACTCGAAGTACACCAACGCCGATCTATGCTGCGGAGGCATCTGCTACAGCGAGCCGTGCTGGGATCTCAACGGCTTGCGGAACAACTGCGGAGCCGACACTGAGTGCCCACCGCACTCGACATCCGGACAGATCTCCTGCATAGGCCACGACATCAACTGCCCATGAGCAAGTACCACCGCACAGGACAGATCAGCGGAAGCCGCGACCTGAAGATGGAACCGACCATCGAGAACGCCGCGAAGTACGTTGCAGCTGAAACGAGCCTCGCCATCAGCGGACCAGTCAGCGAAAAGGTGTTCGCCGAGCGCAAGGCGCACTGCGTCGCCTGCCCGTCGCGCGTCCTGAGCGACAACCTTCCCGACGAGATCGGTTATTGCCGCTCGTGCGGATGCGGAGTTTCGGAACGAGCCAGGCTCACCGTAAAGCTCACGATGCCAAGCGTAACTTGTCCACTTGGAAAGTTCGGTGCTGCTGAAGGTGTCCGTCCTGGGATCATTTCACGGACTATCGATGCAGCAGAAAAGTTCCTCAATAATTTGACCCACTTGCGCAATACCTAATGTTGCGCAAGACTTGCTGCGTGGACATTCGCGCACTTGTCATCGAGAAGCTCACGAGCACAGGCCGCAGCCGCTACTGGCTGGCTGAACGGCTGCACAGCGATGGCATTTGTTCGCGCAACACCATCTACCGCTGGCTCGGCGGCGAGACCGACGTGATGACGCGCGTGGCCGGAGCGGCGCTCGACGCGCTTGAGCTCACGCTCGACGATCCACGAGCCGTCTGGGGCACCGTGCGCGTGGACGGAACCGTGGTGGCTTGCCGCGTCGGCTCGGCGCAGTGGCTGCAGGGTTCGTGGCGCCAGGTTGAGGGCAACCGAGAATCTGCGGAAAAATCCTGCTCCCAAAGATTGCAGTACTTGACGCGACCTAACCGATAGGTAATGTGTCCGCGTAATGCATCATTTGGTGGCACGGCCGCCTATGAGCACTACCTGTTGTGGCTGTTCGCAGATAAAGCCACTTAACAGAATATGCAGTCTGCATCGTGGGATCGAAGCATGGACGCAGAGCAGAAGTCCGCGAGGTCGAAGAACCTCGCGGTAAGCGTTGACCCCAAGACTTACGAAAGCATTTGCCTGTTGAGCGAGAAGCTCGGCACCAGCAAGCGCTCCATCGTGCGCGACGCAGTTCGGTGCATGGCGATCATCCAAAAGCCGCGCAAGGAAACGCGGACCATCTCGTGCTGCTGCTCGCACGGAACGGATGGCCAGCATGACGAGTGAAATCGTGCCGGTGAAGCCGAAGCTCTCCGAGCTGCAGGCGCTGGAGCCGATCCGCTCCGACATCCGCCTGGTCAAGGCGATGGCGAAGGAAATCGCCGAGCGGTATTCGGTCACCCTGCAGGGAAAGCAGTACCTCACCGTGGCCGGCGCGACTCTCGTCGCGAACGGGCTTGGATACTCGGTCCGTGAGGTCGAGGTCCGGCGCGTCGAGATCCCCGGCTGCGGATTCGCGTGGGAAGCCACGGCCGAGATCCTCGACATCGATACGAACACGGTGATCGGCAGGGGCTCAGGGATCGTCTCAGACGACGAGAAGCCGTGGGGGTCGCGTCCGCAGTTCGCCCGCCGCGCGATGGCTTCCACGCGAGCAGCAGGGCGTGCGCTGCGCCTCACGTTCGGGCACCTGTACATGCAGCTCGGCGACCGCGTGGCCGCCACGACGGCTGAAGAGATGCCTCACGACTGAATTCCACCAGCGGCCCTCGCACGAGTTCACCCGGCTCGTGCGAGGGCTTTCCGAAAACCCCCCCTGCACCCCCCCTTGCGCGCACTTGACAACGCGATTAAGCTGCGGGCAGCAGCGAGAGCCCCTAGGCGAACGTCTGTCTGTCCCACAGCTTCTATCGCGCATTGTCTCAAGTGCCGCGCTGAAAGAAGACTGTGATGAACGAACAAGAAGCGAGGAAATGGCACGACCGCCGCGAGGCGCTGTTCGCCGTTTCACTCCCAAGCAAGACGGTAGTCGAGATCACCGCGCAGCTTGAGCGGCTGGAATTCGAGCGCGCCATGCAGGCGCTGGTGACGTACCGGAAGGAACTCCCGTACAAGGGGTTCTACATGGTTCGGTTCCATGTGCACTACAACCGCCTAGCGTCGGAAGAGACAGACCGCTTGGCTAACGCCGCGGCTGCTCTTCCGGCAAACGCCGTCAGTGATTCGGTGGAGGATCAGAAAGCCGAACGCGCAGCGTTCTCTCGTCTGCCTGCCGAGTTCGTGTCGCTCTGCGAGACGCTGTTCGCCGACTGGGGCGTCCGCGACCGCGACGCGCGCGGGTGGCGCATCCTGTGCATCGACCACCATGCCGGCCGCGACGTGACGCCGTACAGGCGGCATATCCGAGCCAACCAGGCTGAGGACGACCGCGTCGCGCGCATCCACGCGATCCACCTTCAGCGCGACATCATCATCGCTCGTGAGAACGAGCAGCTCCGCATCGAGCTCAGGGACGTCTACGCGGCGCTCGCGTCTTGCACGCAGGGGGTGAGCATCGATGTCTTCGCATGAATCCTCGGACGAGTGGAACGAGCGCCAGGCGAAGAGCCTTGAGCTCCACCAGCCGGAGCGCTCGGCGTGCAATGTCGGCGACGGGACGATCGCGCGACTCCAGTACCGCATCGACGCGGACCGACGCATCAGGGCGGGAGAAGACGAGCAAACGCTCAGGCTCATCAACGACCTGCTGGACCTGATCAACCCGATCAACGACCACGATCACCGCACCTACGGCTGTACCTGGTGCATCGTGAAACGGAACGCAATCGACCACTGCAGGGTGCTCAGGGGGAGGATCAATGCATCCAAGCGAACTTGAGCAACTCCGCGAGGAGAACCGTGCACTCCGGTTGGAGATCGAGCGCTACCGCATACAGTGCGTGCGGATCAGCGACCTCGAGCGGATGCTTGAGGTTCAGGACAAGCAGCTCGAGCACGCCGCGCGCGCGCTCAGAATCCTCGAGGGAAAGCAACATGAGCAGCAGGGCTAAAGGTGCACGCGGTGAGCTCGAAGCAGCGGCACTGCTCGTGCAGCTCGGCTTCAGCGCGAGGCGCACCGTCCAGTACAACGGCCTCGCCGGCGGCGCCGACCTTGAAACCTCGTGCAAGGGCGTGCATTTCGAGGTTAAGCGCACCGAGCGGCTCAGCCCATACCTGTTCATGGACCAGGCGATCAGGGACAGCGCCAAGCGCAGCGAGATCCCTTGCCTCCTGATGAGGTCGAACAACCGTCCATGGCTCGTCACCATCAGAGCGGGGGATCTCCATGAGTTCGTCGCGCGTGTTCACGCATCAGCCCGGCTTTAGTCGTTCGATGGACCCGAAGCCCAATAGGCTCAAAGGTTGGGAATGGACCAAACTCAGGAAGTTGTGGATCATGCACCAACCGACTTGCCAACGATGTGGCAAGCCTGGTGAGCATGTGCATCACATCGTCCCGCGGTGCATCGCGCCGCTGAGGACGATGGACATGACCAATCTGATGACACTCTGCGTGGAATGCCACCGAAACGTGCATAATGATGCGCGTTGATGGTTTTTTGTCTTCAGAGTAAAAACCGCGTTTTTGGCTCAATAATGAGGGTGGTCGGGGGGG